CATAGCTTCACTTATCTCCCACATGGTACGCCTTCTTTGAACAGAAATCTATATCCCACCAATCCCTAACTGAGAAATCCTTTATAACTTGCCCGAGGCCCCAACTGCCGGGGTAGTCTTTGGAGTCCGTTGATATATTCTTCATAACATTGATGAAAGAATCAACTACAGTCGGTTTAACCCAACACACTACATCATCTCCAGCTGCTAAACAAGGAACATTGATAGCTAAACATTGCTAAGCATACTTCACGTACATGATTGATCACAACGTGTTCCCTAGAGTAGTCAAAGTAGGGTGCCCTGAAAAAGTAGTGCCTTGCATTTTAAACCAGGCATATTCATCCCCTTTCAATTTGAATTTCTTAGGTATACTATGGACACTATCAGTTCCGGGAGTTGGTACAAAGACATCAAATCTATTGTTACAAGCAGCTTTAATAATAATGTCTGCCAGCTTAACCTAATCAGTGACCCTCGATGGGTACAGCTTCTAAACCTAAGCAATGATCTGAATCAATCTGGGTCTATATTCTTACCAAAACTGGAAGTCAACAGCTTCTTACAAGAGGGCGTGTTAATTGCTATCAAAAGCAGATCCATCCATGGATATAGATTAATAATCAGCAGGGCTATCTCCTAACAAATTCTAGACTCGATTCTTCAAACCATCCGAATCTAACCCATGACAAAACTCAGGAAAAGTAACAGTGTTCCCTCTCAATTTTTTAAAATCTTTGAAGATATACTGCTGGATATAGGTCAGAAGCCCACATCCCTCATCTGAGGGATTAAAGATATTCCTTGGTCTCTCACTGACTTCATCAACCGATTTATCACCGAGTTTCTAATAAACCTCTCCAGCTTTCACCATAGTTACAAAGTGTGGAGTTAAGTTATCAACTGTTTACCGTCTTAGTTGTTTCTAGATCTGATCATAATACCTATTTTTCTTCTAAGGCGTCCAAGTTTACTTAGATTACAACCAATCCAGCACTGGAATGGGCTCCACACTCTCTCAAACTAATTGAGAGGTCATTTATTGAAAGAAGCTCTTCGATAATGCTTTCAAGTTTGCCACAGCCCTCGCATCGGGAGTCAAAGAGTTAGAATTATGCCTACCAACAAATGCATAGTAACCATTAGCAAAACTCTTGGAATCAAATTCATAAGAAACAATATCTCCCATACTACTCTAAATCTTGTATCCAGAATTAGTGACTACAGCGGTTCTAGGCTACATATCCAGTTCGGTCTACAGGGCCAAACAAGCATTGAGCTACCCCAACGACATATCATTAAACGCCTAATTAGCTGACATTTACGCACAGTTGAAGTTCTAAATTACACTAGGTTTCTTGGTGAAATAGTATTCTTGTTCATCTCCTTTCTAACACTCTTTGTCAAGGGGCAAAACAGATACCGGGTTCTATCGAATATTCCATGGCCTCTCTGAAGACTACAGGTTTAAATCGTCTTCAGGCACGTACCCGGCAAACTCACTCCTAAGGTGGTTATCTTTTTTGGCTCCTATTAGGAAGTGTCTCATGTCTGAAGCTTGTCAATCTACGGTTATCTTTCCGAGCTTAGAATAAAACCAATGTCTCCAGGTACACTACTAAACGCACATTGATACATCTCAAATACACAGCTTACGACTGACATATACTCTCCACTTATATACAGCTGAAGTAATCAATCTCAATCCCAGAATTATCTTATATAGAGAAAGTCTTTCCCAGAAACAGCACATAATAAGGAAGATTATTAAGTCTATCCAATCCCAGCTCGGCAAATGGCACTCCATGTCATAACTGTGCTATTTGACTATACAAGGGTTCTAGTAGACCTAATCCAAAAAATCTCTGGTCCCCTGAGTAGACAAATAAAATGTTCCTTAATGAGCAGGTTTAGTAAGTATATCCCCGAATGCTGTCTGGAATCATTTACTCTATTTCTCAGTATCATTGAGGGTTTGTTCTAGGTAGTTCCTTTAGGGGAATCCTGCGTCATTGCTAGTTCCTCTCACCTGGTAGAAACTAGTATTATAACTCTAACTACTATACCTACCCCAGAAAAACCTAAGAAAACCTGTGTCTATAACTATATCTGCGAATTTCACGCCTATATTTCCGTGAGAGTAGATATTACCTGATCCATTTGTTCTCATGTTTATTTTCTGCCAATCAGGGTCACTAGGGTCAGTGTAGACGGAGTACTCACCCTCCCCACAAGGCAACAAATATCATCCTGGAGTTTGCTCGAATTGTAACCCTGAAACGTAAAAGGAAGCTTGATTGCAAAGGGGAACATTTTTTAAATAATAATGAACATCATTCATAAGAAAATCTGTCTTCTTTTGACCGACACCGAGCTATTATCTCAATACATCCCAAACCGGGTTCTCTAAAAAGGACTATAGAGTGTCCTAAACCACAACGTAGGGCTCCGAATAGCAAGACTTGTCTTCATTTTGATGATAATAATTTAAATCATATTCTCCTAAAACAGGTCGAATGGCTAACACAGCTGGAACATTCTGAGGGATAGCATCTCCTGGTTTAAGGATGACGGGTTTTAACCCACCTTTTGCGTTTTTTGCTCCATCTATTAACTTAAAGAACTAACCGAATTTACTACCCACATCAATGATGATATGCCCCTTCATCAACCCGGAGAGAGCCTCGTTCAAGGTCCTAGTGTACAATCTATCAATTATGCTTCTACAATTAGAGTGACCTCCATGTTCCCACTACAACCCCTCGTCCAACTCTTATCTAGAGAAACAAACTCCTGCTTTTGAACATTGCTCTGCAAACCCAGTATTCAGTTTACCCGTCACTACAGACTTAAATCATCCCCCTAATTAATCCCAAAAGATTTTGGCTTTATTAGCGTTTGCCTGTAAGGATTCATCTCATGAAATGAAGGACTTCCCTGTTTAATCGTATATATCTAAAATTCAGGCTGCTGAGACTGCGACTCTACCACGGATCGGGTCTACTCGTACCTTCGTCCTATAAATCAATTTTTCTATCAAGAAAGTGTTTGCGTCCATCAATAAAAAGAAAGGGAAACAAATTCTAGATATCACGACTCTAACATAGAAATATAAGTGGAAAACGGTCTATGATTTTTAAAGGAGGAGAATTAGTACGCTCAAAATTGCTTGAACCAACAACCATGCAGAATTCATCAAGGTAAAGGGCTTGGCACGATTCCATTTATTACAAGGCTTCTTGGCTGCTTTGTATTGAACTTTCACCTCCTCATCAGAGAGAATATCTATTCCTTGTCTGCGCGCGTCATCCAAGAATCTTGCGTGCTCCAATCCATTCTAAAAAACATAAGTTTGACTAGGCCTAGCGGCTGGTTTATTTACTTCTAGATCCGGAATCTATGGATCTAATGAATCTTTTAACAAGGGTAATTCGGCCTTTACTTCCTCCTTAGCCTCAACTATTAATGCCTGAGATTTCTTCCCCTCTATTAAATCTAAGATCTTTTAAGACAACATTCTCTTCCAGAAAATTTTCTTCGGGGGCAAAGCGCACCCTAATTCTTAAAAGACTTCTACTTTGCCGTCGTCATGAATCAGTTTGCTCATGTTTCCATCACCTTTCTCATATCCATATGATTCGTTATGGAATTTGTCTATGCTGGCTGCGGTTCTAAACACTGGCTTACCTTCTTTAAGCTCGTAAGCGTAAATCCCACACCCGCAATAGACGCTGGTCTCATCTCAATCATTCCAAACGTACCCGAATGTAGAAAAAGATTAGAGGGATTTTAAGTAACACGGGTTAAACGCTGATTTACCATCAGAAGTTAATTGGAAGCCTTTCTCCGGGCCAATAAAAAAGTGGAAATCATTCACGAGACCGTACCTCCAAGCTCATCTATCTGCACCAGTGAGGTTCTATAATATATCATAGCCGTTGCAAGCTGTGACAGTGTTCTACACGTATTCGCCTACCTTCAGTTGAAAGAATGTGTCCTCTTTCCACTGCTTCACGAAATCATCCCAATCACAAGCAATAGATATAGCTTTCTAGAAAACTAACGGCTCTGGGCGAGATACTACAGCTAGTTTGAACATAAGACCCAAGTATCTAGATGTCTAATCCCATACTTTCCTCTAGTCTGGAATCAGAACTTGTCCCAATGGGGTTATTTTAACCAGATGGGCAATGGTGGTATACAAACCTGAGTGAATATCGCTACTCGCATAGTACCTCAAAGCGCACCTGATCATTGAGTCAAAGTCTCTCACTGCAATCCCGTTGTAGTGGACAATACAAATAGGAAATTTCCTCATGATGACTTGATCTCCATCATTCACAATTTGTCGAGTCCTCTACTCGACCGAGATAAATCCGACTCTATTTCCCCCCTCTGAGAAAGTGTGGCAAATGATCTTCCCTCTCTTGGCTTCTATCTTGATCAATGTTTTTTATTAATCTTCCACGGCCTACCATGCTTAAAACATATAATCATCGATAGCTCTAACATGGTTTAACTTTGATTTCTAAGGTTCTGATTAGGGCTCACAATCCATATGTTGGACGATAATCTTGGAGCCTTAATTATTCACGTGTTCAAAGTAGCCATGAGTTCCGACTGAGTAGATTACTCCGTACTCACTTATGAATACATTCACGCCTCCCCTGCTACACATAAGACCTTTAATAAACTAGTCCTCAGCTATGACTTATCCAAATTAAGGTCTAACGCAGATCATTTCTTCACTAACATCATATTAGCCTAGATCAAACGTTTTTCAAAGCCAGTCTACCCATCCTTTGGATCTATCATCCTAGACAAAGTACATAGGTGGCATATGGACCATCTTATGTGGGGCTGTCAAGACCTTTTCTGATCGTAACCCGAACATCCCGTCTCTCAAAAAATGGACCCCCTCCGATAGAATTCCGTCACCTCTATTTGTTGAGACTACTTCAAATTTCTGCCCGGCTATAATTCAACCCACTCAGCTCTTCAAGTAGACCATGCACTCTGAGTCAGTTATACTTAGTGCCATACTGCCTGATACTTCCTCTCCTGCAATTAAGGAAAATAGTCAATCACTAGGCTTACTTTTTACTTTCTCTATCTCATTAGCTGCCAAAGGCGAGAATCGAGATCCTACGACCGGCTCGGGACTACCCTGAAGGCGAGAGACCTAAAATGACACAGATTCTTTGGGTTTATACAAAGTCTTAACCAATTACACTCTAGTCGACTCCATCTGGTCCTTAAAAAGGAATGGGAAGTTGACCATCAAAAGCTAATAACTTGCGGCTGATATAATCTTCTCTTAATTCTGCTCGTCATAGAAATTTATCCATTCTTCGATCTGACAGAACTAAGGGCATCTCCATTAAGTGATCATCATGGAAACCCACGCTACTTCATAATCCATTGGAGTGGGAACTACAATCCAAGATTTTATATTACATACTTTCTTCTGGATTAAATTCTTAATAGTAGCAATATATTTCTTGGGAACATCTATCGGTGCTTCTTTGATAAGGGATAAGTGGAATTTATGATTCGTGTCAGTTCACTACTCTCTGGCTGCCCTCCCTGCTGCCTTCCTCTTTTAGAGGTAATCTAAATCCCTCGCTCGAAGCTCCCTATATCACTCTTTATCCTCCCAAACGGTGCAAAGTGCACCAAAATACTTTGAAGATGTCTTTGAGAATGTGTGTGCCTCATCCAGTGTACGGAACTTAACACAATTCCTCTTTCTGTACATAATGACTTTGACACTGAATTTTGCTTCAAACTCGGAATAATTCTTCTTCTGAGGAATACACACATGAGTTTCAAGATCTCCTTCTGTGCATTTAACCTCTTCTACCACAGCCGATTCAGCATCCACTGGCTATGCTCAGTCATTCAATAAAGGCTAATATCCTACCTATTTAACCGACAGGACCTTCAGATATCCATATAAATCAGAGAGAGGTCTCTTGACGACGGTTCAGCCTTTATAAGAGATCATATATGCATGAGCATTGCCGTTGAGGTCCGTGAACATTCATACCGGAAACCTCGAGTTCTCACACTCAAACCGCCCATCTATAAAATCTAGAATATCGATAAATCTAGGTAGATTCAAGTCATCTAAAAGCTTATTCAATCAAGACTCATCTAACCCTGCTGGGTACCAACTTTTAACATACAAAACTAGGGCTTCTATCTCTTCTCAGTCGGCTAGCTTAAACTCTTCTGCATTTGAGAGCCAGTCTCCTGATAGAAGTATTGAATACAACCAACAATAACCGTCTGGCATACAAGTAATTCAATACTCATCCTCGACGTCTACACTACAATCACCCCTACATTAGATCAAATCTGATTTACCTATCCTGGGATGAAGCGTAGCCGTCACCAACTCGTCATGCGTCGGGCATGACAAAGCGTCAACTGCTTCTAAAATCGAGTTTAG